ACTTTGGGGTAGCGACTACGGTTTTGAACCTGAAGAAGAGCAGGAGATCCTGGACTTCATGTACGAGAACCGTAACAAGTTGCGTGAAATGAGCCTGCGTATGGCACTGAAGATTGCGGATCTTAAGAAGATTTCAGAAAAGTGGCGCATGCTTGCAGAAAGTACTTGCATGCGGCGTGTGTAGATAGTATAATAATAGAGTAACAGGATAGATTTAGTATCACTTGCTCCTCTCCTCCTCCAGATACTAAATCTTAGCGCAGGGTGTTTACAGAGATGTAGACACCCTGTTGCTTTGAGCGTATAATAAGATATGCTTCTATTAACAAATGGTGATAGTTTTACAGCAGGCGTAGAGCTTGAGGATACGTCACTAGCATGGCCTTATCTAGTAGCACAAGAGCTAGGCTATGCTGTGTACAACCTAGCAGAGCCAGGCGCTAGCAATGACTACATTGTAAGAACCACAGTAGAGTACCTAGATCACTCACAGCCTGACCTATGCATTATCGCATGGACTACACCTGATAGAATAGAGCTATCACGTAAGCATTGCACACCTAATACAAGCCCTGACATATTTAGAACATGGAATAGTGATTGGGCTAGAAGTAAATACAGTGCCCAGGTTAAACTGTTAGATAGATACGTTCGTGTGCCCAAAGTATTTTGTACAACCTGGGACGAGCCTATACAAACAGATTGTTATGCAGGTAGACTAGTAGAGTGGGCGTATGGAGCACCACAAGGACCCAACGGACACCCACTTGAACAAGGTCATAAACAGATAGCGAAAAACATTGTTAGATATATCAAAGATCGTCAGCTTACATTGTGAGATAACCACACACTGCAATGCACGTTGCCCGCAGTGCCCTCGCAACTTCTGTGGTTGGAATCAGCCTGTAAACGTAGAACTAAAGCATATGAAGCCTTTAGAACTACGTAAGATCACAGATCAGTTGCCGCCTGTTAATGCATTATTCTGTGGTAACTATGGCGACCCTATGATGCATCCGGATCCAATGGGACTTGCATACCAGTTCAAACATGTTACTATCAACACAAATGGCAGCATGGGTGCACTAAACACCTATCGTCAGCTAGCAGAGAACGGCGTTGACATTTGGTTTAGCATAGACGGGCTAGAGGATACCAATCACATCTATAGGCAAGATGTAGTTTGGGATAACATAATGGAACGTGTGGATGCATTTATTAGTGCAGGAGGTCGTGCTACGTGGAAGTTCATTGTGTTTAGACATAACATGCATCAGATAGATCGTGCTAGAGAACTAAGTGCGGAGTTGGGATTTAGTAATTTTCATTTGGTACGAGCTGGTAGAGATTGGGGGCCTATATTAAATAACACTGGAGAGGAAATTGGTTGGTTGTTACCTGCTGATAGGGATGTAGAACCCTACGAGTATGATAGAGATTTTGAGATAGAGCTGCTTAATAATCCTGTTAACTTGCGATACGACAAAAGTGATGCTATAATAGATTGTGAGATGTTAAGAGACGGTACCATTTATGTGGATGTAGACTGCAACATTTTACCTTGTTGCTACCACGGTGTCGACACTCACATACAAGCACAAGGCAACACACTACAAGAACAGCTCAATAGTTTTGCTTTCCTGCAAGACAACTGGGGCAAAAAGGACTGCGATGAAACCTGCTATTCTGCATGTAAAAGATGAAGTCAATGTAAAGATCGAAGGATTAGAACTTGATACTCGACGCAAGTTGAGTAACAAGTTTAAGTTTGAAATCTCCGGTGCACGTTACATGCCAGCGGTACGACTAGGACGTTGGGATGGCAAGGTTGCGTTCTTCCAAATGGGAGGCAGTACATACATCAACCTATTGCCTGAGATCCTACCTATACTAGCCAGCGACGGTTACGATGTTACACTAAATGATACACGTGACTACGAGATGGACTATCCACTGGAGCCTGTTACAGAGGACAGTTACAGCGAATGGACTTGGCCTGACAAACATCCGGTAGCAGGCGAACCAATTATGCTACGTGACTATCAGGTAGAGGTTATCAACAACTTCCTTAGCAACCCGCAGAGCCTGCAGGAAGTAGCAACAGGAGCAGGTAAAACACTTATAACAGCCGTACTAAGTCATAGATGCGAAGCACATGGTCGTACTATTGTTATTGTACCTAACAAGAGTCTAGTGACACAGACAGAAGCAGACTACATTAATATGGGACTTGACGTTGGTGTGTTCTATGGCGATCGCAAAGAGTTTGGACATACACATACCATTTGTACGTGGCAGAGCTTGAATGTATTGTTAAAGAATACTAAAAACCAAGTAGCACCTATTACCATACAGGAGTTCCTAGAGGACGTTGTGTGTATTATAGTAGACGAAGTACACATGGCTAAAGCAGACGCACTAAAGACGCTGCTAACAGGTGTAATGAGTCGCATACCAATACGCTGGGGACTAACAGGAACAGTGCCCAAAGAAGACTTTGAAAAGATCAGTTTGGTATGTAGCCTTGGCCCTGTTATCAATCAGATCAGTGCAAGTGATTTGCAAGAGCGAGGTGTTCTTGCTAATTGTGAAGTGAATGTGTTACAATTAATAGACACTAAGGAATATACAAACTATCAAAGCGAGCTTAAATACTTACTAGAGCAGACTGATAGATTGGATTATATAGCAGGTGTTATAGAACAGATCAAACTGTCAGGTAACACTCTTGTACTAGTGGACAGAATCAATGCAGGAAAAGAACTTGAAAAAAGGATTTCGTCCTCCGTTTTTGTTAGCGGTGGAACGAAAGCACAAGAACGTAAGAACCATTATGATGAGGTGGCTGATGCGACTGATAAGGTTATTATTGCGACTTATGGTGTTGCCGCTGTGGGTATTAATATTCCTCGTATATTCAACTTGGTACTTATTGAGCCGGGAAAAAGTTTTGTCAGAGTCATCCAAAGCATTGGACGAGGAATCAGACGAGCAGAAGACAAGGACTTTGTCCAGATATGGGATGTTACGTCAACCTGTAGGTTTGCCAAGAGGCACCTTACGAAACGCAAGGCGTTCTACAAGGAAGCGAAATACCCGTTCAACATTCAGAAAGTAGATTGGCAATGACACTATTACTCAATGGATGTAGCTATGGAGAGTCATGGGCTAGTTTTCCTGGTTTAAATCTAAGTTTGCCAGGAGGCAGTATTGCTAGAAGTATCAGAACTACAATGGAATGGATAGTAAGAAACCATAAACCAGAGTATGTTTTTATCCCTTTGACCTTTGTTTCACGTTTTGAAATAAGCAGGATTGAACAACAAAATTTACCTATCGAAGGATCATATATACCTGGGCATTATGAACATTACGATGTAATCGCACAAATAAGTGATAGTTGTTATATGTGTTGGGATTATGCTTTTATGAATATTATTTTGTTTAGCGCATGGTTAGAACAGCAAGGCATCAAGTACTTGATTTGGGATCAATGCAACCTCTTTGATAAAATACATATAAGAGGCTTCAACGGCATAGAAAAACTACAACTTATAGAAAATAATTCTAGAATAATTCCGTTATTTGATTTTTGTGGAAATCAATATATGTATGAAAATGGCGGTACATGGCTAGATAACGATGAGCAGCAAGAACCTAATGTAAAACACTATACAGATGAGAGTTATGTAACTTTAAAAGAATATTTAAGCAAGTACATGAAAGATGTACTCAATGAAAAGGTAGATTGGTAATGAGAATACTAACACTAGAAGACACAGCCTTTGAAATGAATGAACTGCCCGATGAGGTAGATGATTTACGTTTTGCTATATTGGATAACAGCGATTCTAACAATCCTGATTACTTTTTTATCCCTCTTATCTTTCTAGAGAGTTTTAACAGTCCTGCGCTAGTATTAGATGTAGCAGGGCATCAAATCAAACTGCCAGTTGATTGGAAGATACTTATTGGTGAAAAAGAAATTGGCGATTTAGAAATGATCAATCTTAGTAGCCTTAACGATAGAGGCTTTAATGCTTTTAGTTTTAATCCACTTAGCAGTTATAAAGCTGACTACCTTCCTGTAAACATCGTTGACTTATACATAGATGTAAAATGGTTCTTCCCAAAACTAAAGCAAGGACAGATTCTCGCTATTCCAATTCAAACAGGCAAAAAGCCGATGTGCATTTATTGTGCTAAAGAGATCAACAGACAGAATGAGATCGTAGACATTACAAAGGCTTGGTAATGAACTATGACGTGTACGCATCTCCTAGTACAAAAATTATTGTACGTGAGGACTATAGAGTGTACTATTATATGATAGACCCACAGAGTCACAGTCACCAAAGGCTTCTTTCAGTCGTGCAACGTAAAGTAGATGATTACTTTCGTGAGCGAGATATTCCTGCAAGCAGAAAGATACAGCGTAGTGCACAAGGTAAACGTATTATGTGGATACACTTTGGAGACATAAGCGACAGTCATATGTTTTATATGGCACTAGCAGAACATATTACTACTCGAGGAATGAAGTTTGAGCGATTTACCTCTTAACAAAGTACTTGGTGCGTTAGATCGCAAGGATATGAAATTCTGGGATAAGTGTACACCAGAGCAACAAAAGAAGATTGCACCATTCCTGCTCAATAGATATATGAGTATCGTTAAAGGCAGTGCAGAGCTACACGCCTATTATCTTATGGCTACTAATCAGCGTGTAAATGTAAACTACTTTGCACTCGGTAAGCATCCTAAACTAGTATGGCAGTTGCTATGTACAGTAAGTCCGGGTTTGGGCAATCAGTTTCATCAGTGGATTGGCAATAAGAAGAAAAAGTCTAACAACAGTGATATACGCAAGCAGCTCGCAGTGCTATATCCAAACTATAA